AATGGTTTCAAGTATTTTGAAAGAACACCATTAAGTACAAGTATGGAAGCTGATTTCGATACTGGTAACATGAGATACAAAGCTAGAGAGCGTTATGCCTTTGGTTTTTCAGATCCTAGATGTGTGTTTGGTTCACCAGGAGCATAAGCGAACAATTGTTCGTTTTTTATTAAGGGGTCTTTTCAGACCCCTTTTTTTTGTATATACTAATATTACCTTGACGAAGAATTAACTTCGACAATAGCCTAGACAAGGAGATTTACATGGCTAATTCAACATTCTCAGGTCCTATTCGATCTGAAAGCACTATTAAAACAATCAGCAAAAATGCAACTACTGGCACAATTACAGAGATCACAACTCTTGGTGGAGCACCAGTAAGTTTATCTGATGGGAACGTAACTTTAACAAATGCAACTCATAGTGGTAGAGTTTTACTTGTACCAGATGGATCACAAGATAATACATACACATTGCCTGCACCAATAGCTGGATCTATGTTTAGATTTGTTTACGCTGGTGGAGCTGCTGATGCAACAGACGCTTTAATTGTCACACCAGGCAACTCAAACTTTTACATTGGTGGAGTTACATTTTTAGACACTGATGGCAATGAAGTAAGTTCAGTATTTTCTGATGGTAATTCTAACAGTAGCATTCAACTTAATGTCCCTGCTGGTTTTGACGTAACTATAATGGGCATAGATACGACTAATTATCAAATTTTTGGAAACGTAACATCAACGACTGCTCCAGCTTTCGCTGATCAATAATAGGAGAGTTATATGGCAGACGCAGTTACCTCTCAAACCTTACAGGATGGTAATCAAATTGCTGTTTTTAAATTTACTAATATCTCTGACGGAAGTGGTGAAGACGCAGTAACAAAAGTTGATGTTTCTGCATTACAAAAAAATGTTCGTGGTGAAGCTTGCACTAGGGCTACAATTGAAAAAATGTGGTGGCAGTGCAACGGCATGAAAGTAAAAGTTTTATTTGATGCTACAACAGACGATTTTTGTATAGAACTTGGTGAAAATCAAAGTGGACATCACGATTACACATCTTTTGGAGGTTTGGTAAATCCTGCTAGTTCTGGTGTCACTGGTGACATTAAGTTTACAACTGTAGGACATAGTTCAGCAGATACTTACACTGTTATTATGCAGGTTAGAAAGAGTTATTAATGGCTAGGAAGCAAGATAAGCAGCCTCCTAAAACTAAAAAATATTTCCGCCCCACAAAAGCTGGGGCGGGCATGACTAAAGCTGGTGTTGCAAAATATAGAAGAGACAACCCTGGTAGTAAATTAAAAACTGCTGTGACAGGTAAAGTTAAACCTGGTAGTAAAGCAGCAAAAAGACGTAAATCATTTTGTGCTAGAAGTGCGGGTCAAATGAAAAAGTTTCCAAAGGCAGCTAAGAATCCTAATAGTCGTTTAAGACAAGCAAGAAGAAGATGGAAGTGTTGACATGAAAGCAGACGAAGTTTTAAAATTATTAGAAAAGCATGAGTCTGAGTGCAACAGACGTTATGAGAAAATAGAAAAGAGTTTAGACAAATTAGATGTAAAAGTTTGGGGATTGGCAGTTTTGATACTTATAACACCTTTTTTACATAAGATGATTTAAATGGTTATGGGAAGAGCACAAATGACACGACAAGTGTCAAAGCCTCCCCAAAAAAGAAAGTGGAGTAATGCGAGAAAGAGGAAAATCAATTGCAAACGACCTAAAGGATTTTCTGAAAAAGCACATTGTGCCTCTAAAAAAAGGAGAGGTTCTAAGAGCAAAAGGTGAGCCATTAAAGGATTGCCCACAATGTATGAAAAGAAAGTATTGGTGCACTTGTTGGAAAGTATTGAAAGGAAGATATTATGCCTAAAGACGCTTGTTATCATAAAGTAAAAGCACGCTACAGAGTTTTTCCATCAGCGTATGCTTCAGGAGCCATTGCAAAATGTAGGAAGGTGGGAGCAGCCAACTACGGAACTGGTGGCAAAAAGAAAGCTAAAAAGAAAGCTGAAGGTGGTTTAATTGAAATGAAAAACGGTGGTTCTGTGCCTAAACAAAAAAGGAAAAGACCATCAAAAAACCCTAATATTGCAAGAGGTTGCGGTATTGTAATGAATAATAGAAGAAAAGTAACAAAGTTTAGATAATGGCTGTTCGTAAAACAAAAGCTGGGTTAGCACTTAAGCGATGGTTTAAAGAGGATTGGAAAGATCAAAGAACTGGTAAAAAGTGTGGAAGACAAAAAGGTGAAAAACGTGGCACTCCTTATTGTAGACCAACTAAACGTATATCATCAAAGACACCTAAAACTGCATCTGAGATGTCAGTTTCTGAAAAAAGAAAACGGATAGCACAAAAGAAAAGATTAGGGCAACCAGCAGGTAAACCAAGAAGAGTGCAAGCAGCAAGGCGTAAAAAGAAAAAATGAGTATGGAACAAAAAATATGTGATGAGATAAAGGCTTGGTCTAAATATGCCTTAGAAGTTCCTAATGAAAACTATAATAATTTACCATCATGCCCTTATGCAAAAGCTGCCTGGAAAAACAATAAGGTTGGTTTTGCTATAAAGAACACGAACAATTATGACATAGTTTACTCTTTAATTAACAAATTCCACGACTCTAAAGAGTTAATTATTGTTATAGATCTGTGTTACGAAAATAATGAAATATTTCATAACAACCTTACAAATTTAAATGAATTGATACATCAAAACAAATTTGACCAAAGAGATATTTGGTTAATGGGATTCCACCCTGATGATGACGTAAATGAGCTAATAGATGATGGTTCTTTTGACGAAATTGTTAGTGAGGAATATTCTTTAATATTCGTACAACGACTAAGTAAACTTCAAGAAAGTGCAAATAAATTGAAGAAACTTGGATATTATGATAATTATTATAATAGGTACGATGTTGAAGACATTTATAAACAACGTGAAACTTACTATAGGAGACTAAAATGGCAATGAGTCCAAGAAAAATGATGGCTATGTCAAAAGATATGGCTAAAGCTGCTAAAATGATGATGGGTGGCGAAGCAAAGGCTAAAAAAATGAGAGGTGGTGGCATGGCTGCAAAGAAAATGCGTGGCGGTGGCATGGCTAAAAAAATGAAAAAAGGTGGTAAAGCTTAATGACTCTTTCAAGTTCCACAAACTTTGAATTAGATGTCGCTGAGTACATTGAAGAAGCTTTTGAGAGATGTGGCTTAGAAGCTAAAACAGGCTACGATTTGCAAACAGCTAGACGTTCTATGAACATTATGTTGGCAGAGTGGGCAAATCGTGGTCTTAATCAATGGACCATAGAGCAAAGGACACAATCTCTAACAGCAGATGATGCAGATTATAGTTTGGGAACTGATGTTATTGACATACTAAGTGCTGTCGTTAGACGAAGTGGCACAGATTTCAGTATGAGCAGAGTATCAAGAGATACATTTACTAACATACCTGTCAAAACAACAACTGGAAGACCTACTCAATATTTTCTTGATAGACAAATAACTCCTAACTTAAAAATTTATCCCACTCCTGAAAATAGTACAGATGTAATAGTTTATGATGCCTTAACGAGGATTCAAGACGCTGATGCACAGGTAAATACAATGGAAGTGCCATTTAGATTCTACCCTTGTTTAACTGCAGGATTAGCTTATTACATAGCTATGAAAAGAGCACCAGACAGAATACAATTGTTAAAAACTGTGTATGAAGAAGAGTTTGAGAGAGCAATGGCAGAAGATAGAGATAGATCAGCATTTAAAGTTACACCGCAACTATCATATTATAAGGTTGGATAATGGCTTTTGCACAAGGTAAATATGCTTATAGAATATCAGATAGATCTGGATTTCGTTATCGTATAAAAGATATGAGAAAGGAATGGAATGGCAGTATCGTGGGGTATGATGAGTATGAAGAAAAGCATCCACAATTAACACCTCCAAGAATAAGAACAGATTTAGAAGCCATAAGGGATGCAAGACCAGATAGAACTGAAACAGCAGTTCCTAATTTGTTGCCATTAAATGCTTTCTCTACAACAGCTAGTTCTGCAACTGTGACAGTTAATGAACCAAATCATGGTAGATCAACAAGTGATACAGTAAGATTTAGAGATGCACAAAGTGTTGGTGGTATATCTGCTTCAACAATTAATTCTTCTTCTGGATTTTCTATTACAAATATAAATACGAACAATTATTCGTTTTCAGCAGGAACAACTGCTTCATTTACGCAGAAAGGTGGTGGTGGATTTGCTAGTGCAGGTCCTACATCAATTACGAACTAATGAGCTTTACACTTGCAACATTAAAAACAGCTATTCAAGATTATGCAGATAACAGTGAGACTAGCTTTGTAACAAATCTGCCTAATTTTATTAAGGCAGCAGAAGAAAAAATATTTAAAGGTGTTGATTTAGATATTTTTAGAAAAAATGTTACGAGTGCATTTACATCATCAGACCAGTTTTTATCAGTTCCAACTGATTATCTTGCATCATTTTCTTTGCAAATAACGACTTCTGGTTCAGAAAGTTTTTTACTGCAAAAAGATGTTAATTTTTTAAGAGAATACACACCAGCTTCATCAACAACTGGATTACCAAAATATTATGCTAGATTTGATTCAGACAATTTTATTGTAGCACCAACTCCAGACTCTAATTACACACTTGAGTTGCATTACTATTATAGACCTGCAAGTTTAACTGCAGGAGCAGATGGTGGAACAACATGGTTAAGCACCAATGCACCATTTGCTCTACTTTACGGATCATTAATAGAAGCTTACTATTATATGAAAGGTGAACCTGATGTTATTGCACAATATGAAAAAAATTATGTTTTTTATTTACAAAGGCTTAAAGATTTAGGAGAAGCAAGAGAGAACGAAGATGCTTATAGACAAGGGCTACCGAGAGCACAAAGGACATAGGAGTAGAAAATGGCAACATCAAATGCAGCAACTAATTACCTAGAGAGAAGAATATTACATTTTATTTTTAAAAATAACTCTCTAAGTTTTTCATCGCCTGGTGATAGTATTTATGTAGGACTCGCAACGGCAGTAAGTGCAGCAGAAACTGGATCTTTGACAGAAGCAACATTTACAAACTACGCAAGGCAACAAGTAGGTGCTTCCAGTTGGACAACTATAGGTGCAGATTCAACAGACACACAAACAGCAATAAACGCATCTAATATAGAGTTCCCAGCTTCTGGTGGAACAAACAACACAATTACTCATGTATTTATTGCAGACGCATCTAGTGGTGGAAATATACTATTTGTAGGTGCATTAGATGCAAGTAAAGCGATTGCAAGTGGTGACATATTTAGAATTAATGCAGGTAACTTAACAATAGAGCTTAAATAATGGCATTAGTATTAAACGATAGAGTAAAAGAA